CCACGAGAACGGATGAGCGGAATGCTGTTGCTTTGTGTGCATCTTGCCACTGGAAGCAAACAAAAAATCCTTTAGTATGGGCTAGATGGATTGAAGACGAACTGGGAAAAGAGTGGTTAGACGACCTACTTGAGAGAGGTGTGTCAGGTGCAAAAGTTGATTGGGAGGCCGAGGTAACCCGTTTAGAATCCACTCTTGACCAGATGACGAAAAACACCTAGAATAGAACTATGAACATTGCTAATAGAAACATGCCCATCAGCCCGATGGATGTTGAGTCAGAACTTATCAGAATTACTCAAGAAATTGAATCAGAGACTGAAGCATTTGAAACTTTAGCAAAAGACCATGCCGTAAAAGAAGCCGAATACAAAAAGGCGTGGTTCAAGGAGTACCTTGCCGCAGAAGGCGCAGTCAAAAACAAAGAAAGTTGGGCTGGTTACAAGACTAGCGATCTTTACTACGATACGCAAGTTGCCGAGGCTTTAGTGAAGGCGAAGCGTGAGAAGTTGCATTCTTTAAGGACTGCGTGTGATGCGCTTAGAACTATCGCAGCAAACGTGAGAAGCCAAGTTAAATTTTAGGTAGGAAGAAAATGATACACAATATTGCAAGCAACATAGAACAGTTGGCAGTTGATATCGACCTGCTTAAGCCACTGGAGAATAACGCTAGGCGTGGTAACGTTGATGCAATTATGGCGTCGTACAATAAGTTTGGTCAAGTTAAGCCAATTGTTGCGGTTGAGGATTCAGACGGTGTATATGTTGTTATTGCAGGAAACCACCAACTTGAAGCAGCCCGAAATTTGGGGTGGCAGCAGATCGCCGTTTCTATTGTTGACCTAAACTCAGACGATGCTTTAGCATTTGCCTTGGCAGATAACCGCATCTCCGACTTGGGCACAACTGACAATGACGCACTATTTGATGCAATCTCTTCTGTCGCACAAACAGATTCAGACTTCTTTGATTTGTTAGGTTGGGACGACTTTGCTGTTGCAGTCATTGAAAACCAAGTCATTGAGGATGAGTTTGACCGAGAGCCTAGAGACCCAAATGCTGGTTGGACTGCACCTGAAATTATTATCAGTGACTCTTCTGAGGCACCCACACAACCTGAAGCGCCTCGTCCCACAGACGTTCCAACAGAAACCATCGTAACTCAAGGTAGTACCACAACTAGTGCATCAGGTACACGAAATGCCGCCATTCAGTTTACTCTTGTTTTTGATTCAGCAGAGCAACAGTCTAAGTGGTACTCGTTCTTGAGATGGCTCAAAGATGATGTGGGTTATGATGGCGAGACAACTGCGGAAAGATTGCTTGACTTCATTGCCAATCATTCACCAAAGGGTTAGCGATGGCTAGACGCAGAATGTTTCTGGACATAAACTGTGTTGATGCTGCACGTCAGCGCATCAGGCATGTCTACGATAGATTTGATACGGTTGCAGTTCAGTTTAGTGGTGGCAAAGATTCAACGGCCTGCTTGTACTTGGCCAAAGAGGTCCACGAAGAAAGAGGGCTTGGTCCAGTTAAAGTAATCTTTCGTGACGAGGAGATGATTTCTCCTGCAATTGAAGAGTACGTCAACAAGGTTGCTAACTACGATTGGGTTGACATGGAGTGGTACTGCTTACCTCAGGGCCAAGAGTTGTGGGTACTTGGTAGAAGAGAGTATGTTTTATTGTGGTCAAAAATGCGAGAAGAGGACGGCAGACTTTTTCGACCATTCCCAAAGAACAGCATTAGAGCCGAGCATTTTGGTTTAGACCCAAACGAGACGATTCCAAAAAGAATAGACGAATACACAATGCAAGGCAAGAAAGGACTGACTGCTTTCATTACTGGTATTCGTGCAAACGAGTCAATGATTCGATACAGGACCGTGGTTCAAAAACTCCACGAGAACTACATCAATAGACCTTTCGGTCTTTCCAAAGCCATACCTATGCGCTTTGCTAAAGTCATTTACGATTGGACATCCGATGATGTATTAAAGTTCATTAACGAAGAGCACAATGGCGAGTACTGTGCTTACTATGACTATGCTGCTATGAGTGGAGCCAACCAAAGAGTTGGTATTCCTTTGCACTCGGTGGCCGCTCGTCGCCTGACTGACGTTATTAGAACCGAGCCAGAATTTTATGATGAGTTGTACAGATGCTTTCCTGAGATTGAAGCCCAGTTGCGTTTATGGGGCGAGTTTGATGTAGAAACTTTGATTGACTACTACGCAGATCAAGGATGGGACGGGGCAAAAGAATGCATTGATGACTGCATGTTGACGCCAGGTTTTCACAGAGGAGCAATGGTCTACACCCACGAGTTTAAAAAGCGACACGCTAAAGACCCGTATGGTTATCCCGTTGAGCACCTTATACGAACACTAGTTCTTAACTCATTCAATGGTACGCCTAGTCCGGTGGGTCCCAAAACAAAGTCGCACAACAAGAGGGTTGCGTTGCTAGCACAACAAGATCAGATTCTTATGGATGCTGACACCCTTGACGAACAAGATGATAACAGGTAATCTATTAGTATGACACCTCAGACTCAGGAAATTAAAGTATCAAAACTTAAGCCAGCAAAATGGGTTTCTGCGTCGTATGTAGTGTCGCCAGACTATCGGCGCTTAACAAACTCGATTATCAAGTATGGTATACTTTCACCAATTATCTGCCAAAAGAATGGTAAGATTATTGATGGGTACCATAGATGGACTGTTGCAAATGAGCAGAATATTAAGACAGTCCCTGTAGTAGTTGTAGATTGCGATGATGTTGATGCTATGCTTTTGCATATTGACATGAACAGGTCTAGAGGCATTGTCGTAGCAAAGTATCTGTCTAAAATGTTGAGACGGGTTGTTGCTTCCAAAAAGTACACTCAAAATGAGTTACAACAAAAGTTGGAAATGACCGACGATGAGTTTGACGTTTTGGTAGATGGATCTCTTATCAAAATGAGAAAGATTAAGCAACATAGTTATTCACCAGCATGGGTCCCTATCGAATCTACTTCTGGTGAAGATATTCGTATTGAAAGACCTACAGGACACACGGAGCAGGTATAATGGACATTAATGCATATCAAGCAGCAGCAAAAGAAACAGCAATTTACCCGAAAGATACTGGTATTCTTTACACGACTTTAGGTCTGAACGGTGAGGCTGGTGAAGTCGCTGACAAAGTTAAAAAGATCATTAGAGACCACGGTGGCGAAATGGATGATGCGGCAAGAGAAAGCATCATGATGGAATTGGGTGATGTGCTTTGGTATATTGCCAACCTAGCCACAGAACTTGGATACAGTCTACGAGATATTGCTGGCGCTAATATCCAGAAACTTCAAGACCGCCAGCAGAGGAATAGGTTACATGGTTCAGGAGACAGCCGATAAATATTCGTGGCAGTCTTTGGCTACACGAATTAACGATGAAGACTCTGTAGAACTAATACTTGCCAATGCAGGTGCCGATTATCAGGTGTCCCTTAAACAAGTTACGCTTTGGGACGAACTTGAAGAATCGTTGGTTAGTCTTGATAAAAGGTTTGTTACTTGCCGACCAAACCCAAATGGACTACACTGGGACTACTGGGAAGTAGTTAAAGACAGATACGAAGTCGTACAGAACGAGGACATTGTAAGAAGAGCACAAACCATTGTGGACAGGTCGCAAGGTTTGGGTACTCTTTACAACTGCGGGGTTCTAGACGAGGGGCGCAAGTTCTTTGTCGCAATGTACTTTGGAAGCACTGATCTCACAGTTGGTGAAACAGTTGACCGAATAGACAACTTCTTAATCGTCATATCTTCCCACGATGGTTCGTACCCAGTTTGTTATTACAACTTAGATGTAAGAAGAAATAATAATGCAGTGTACCGCTTTTCGTCAAACCTGTATGACTTTGATTTAAGAAAGCGACACACTCCTAACCTTACCGATCATGGCGTTGAGGCCAAAGAAGCCATTAATCTACGAACCAACTGGACTACAGCGCTTTCCGAAGCCATCCGATCCCTACAACAACCACTAAGCGATTCTCTTTTTGTAAAAGCCTGCAATGCTGTAGCATCTTTAGATAAGGCAAACACGAAGAGCAAACGAGAGCACGCTGAGAGCGTTCACGCAAAGATTGAAGAACTTTTCAAAAACAGCAACAACTCTGGTACCTTTAGTAAAAGCAGATGGGCCTTATACAATGCTATTGTAGAGTATATCGACTTCCATAGAGATATTGATATTGCCGATGCTGTACAACATAGTCTAGAGATAGACAATTTCAGTCATCGTTTGAAAGTTGAAGTATTCAATTTGCTAAAGTAGGTATTATGAAGATACCCCAAGAGTCATGCTACTTCTGTGGCGAACCTATTGTAATGCTAAGTGGCGCTTACCGTAAAGTTACTGGGTGGGCGCAAATTCGTGAGCAAGGCGGTGCTAATGGTTTGTCACTAATGTCTGAACCAGAGGCGTGGGCACATTCAGGCTGTGTGGACAGGCAGAAGCAGAAGAAACGTGGGATTGGTCCACAGATTGAGACTTTGTTTTAGCAGAAACTTTGTCCGCACCCGCACGTTCTCTGTGCTTGGGGGTTTGTTATCTTGAATCCTGAGTCATCTAGTCCATCATGGTAGTCAAGTGTAGCGCCGTTTAAAAGGGACGCACTTGAAGCGTCAGAGATTACTGTAACGCTACCAAAAACTTCTTTTACGTCAGTGTCTGATATGTCAGTATCAAAGTACATTTCGTAACTTAAACCTGAGCATCCACCCGGCCTTACGCCAACCCGTAGTGCTAGTCCATCGTCGCCTTCGTCTTTTATAAGTTGAGCAACTTTGCTTGTGGCTTTGTCAGTTAGCGTAATCATGATTGAACGTCAATAAAAATGCATTCACCAGGACATTCTTCTGCGGCTTCAACAACTTCTTCAACCATGCCCTCTGGTACACTGGCTGTTCCTTCTGCCATCTGAAGAATTGGCCCTTCTGATGCAGTTTTACCGTCTTTAGAATAAATTGTGGGCCATTCAACTTCTTTGACATACGCCAAACCGTCGTCAGCCATTTCAAAGATGCTTGGGCAAATTTCAGCGCAAAGCCCATCTCCAGTGCAAAGGTCTTGATCAATCCAAACTTTGAAGTTACTCATACCCTTATTTTAGATTATGATTTCAATCTTTCTACGAACTCCCATGCCTAATCCAGCACAAATGTTGAAAGCGTGCACTGTGGCGTCAACTTGGTCGTCGTGAACCTTGGCTTCTGGGAAAGCGGACAGTTCGTCAATGAAATCAGTGTTCCAGTCGGCACGGATTAGTTTTACATTTCCGTTAGCAACTGCTGCTGAAAACGGTTTGGCTCTTGTGACTTTATCACCTGTGGCTCGTTGTCCGGTAAAGTCGTATCCTTCTAAAACATAACGGGCGTAAGAGTCAATGAGGTTTTTACCAGAAGATCCCGGTTCTTGCTCCATTCGGATTGATATTTCAGGCCCGTCTTCAAAAGCAGTGTCCCTAATGAACCTTTCAACTTTTTCACCCTTTGCCCGAATTCTTCTAACATCTAAGATGTAAAAGATGCCATTATGGAAAGCAGCCAATGTTCCGACTGTCCAGTCAGGATCAGGGTTACTTGGACTAGGTTCTGTACCTGCCAAGTCCCAGAATCGAACAACTGATGTATCCTTGTCAAGGTCTGGCATTTCTGATGGCTCAATGACTTCTAGATTCGTTCTATCAAACATTGATCCAAGGCTAGTCGCCCACCAATCACCAAACTCAAGCCTTTTTCTTTCCACTGGATCTAGTTCTTGAAGGACCGCACGATAAGAGTCTGGGTCGATGCCTGGGTTATCTGTCAACATTGATGGCACAAAGATTCTGTTTGCTTTCTTACCTTCAACAAGGAACCTTTGTCGGACCCAGTTTGGAGCAGGGTTAGTTGCTGCCCTCATTCGGAGCGGAACCGTAGAAAGTGGACCAGTGGAAGGGCGACGAAGGCGGGAGAACATGTAGCGATAGTCGGACTCCCGAATCTCAGTAACCTCGTCCATACCAATAAATTGAAACTCAGAACCCTTATACCTCAAGTAATCGTTCACATTATTTAGATAACCGAATGTTACACGAGCACCACTTGGGAAAGTTGCCGTGTACATGTTAGCATTCCAGTGCACATCATCGTATGTCCCAACCCACTCTCTGAATCTATCCATTAGAGCGCCAGGCAAGGCAAGGTCAGCGTAGGTGCGTCTGAAAAGAATAGCACTGTAGTTTGGTACATCAACGTACTGTAGAGCAGCCATGATTAAGGCGGATGACTTACCACCGCCTGCGGCTCCACCAAAAAGAACCTCTTTGGTCGTAGATTTAAGGAAAACCTTTTGCGTCAGCGAGGGTTCTTCTACCCAATACTCTGATCGCTTTGGCTCCAAGTATTCTTTGATCTTTTCCCAATCTGCTGATTGCACTGACATATTTACTTGTCTCCTAGACAAATTCACGATAAAATAGATATCATGAAGAATTTTTTGACCCGTGCTAACATTGCACACGTTTTAATGTCTGCTTCCGCCGTTCTAATAGGTCTTGGTATTAGTATACTAAACCTAGGGTGGGGTCTAGCAAGTGCTGGCCTTGTCGTTGGAGTTTACGGTTATCTATTAGGGGCTGAATAATGGCTTGGAATAAATCCTTACAAAATGATGCCCAAAAGTCTGTTTCGGTTGGTGCTCCTATTTCTTACGCACCTAGCCTTCAGCCACAAACTGGCTACCATGACGGATGGGACATTGTAAAAGCCTACAAAGAGGGCGTATCAAAAGTTACTTGGGTTTTCCGATGTGTTGACGTAATTGCATCAAACCAAGCAACTCTTCCAGTTATTCTACGAAAAGACAACAACCCCTTTGGTGAAGTTATCGCTGATGACGATCTCCTGAAGATTTTCAACAATACAACTAACGTTGGGGAGAATGCATTTGCGTTCCGCTACAGGCTTTCGGCTCAGTTGCTAATGAGCACCCGTGGCGTGTTCATTGAAATTATCCGTGGTAGAGACGGTAAGCCAACTGCTTTGCACCTACTTCCCCCACAAAGTACTTCACCTATTCCAGACACAAACAAGTTCGTAAAAGGTTATGAAGTAAAGATTAGCGCAACCGAAAAGAAAACACTTAGACCCCAAAACGTTATTTGGATTAGACGACCACATCCCCTAGACCCTTATCTTTCCATGACCCCAATGGAAGCAGCCGGTGTTGCCATTGAAGTAGAATCTTTGGCTAAGATTTACAATAGAAACTTCTTGATTAATGATGGCCGACCTGGTGGTCTTTTGGTTCTTAGAAGTGAAATTGATGAAGATGACAAAGACGAGTTGAGATCACGATTTAGAGGAAACATTGGTCGGGCTGGTTCTGTAGGCGTCATCTCATCAGATGATGGCGCAGACTTTGTTGATACTGCTGCTTCCCCTCGTGATGCAGCATACATTCAGATGCGGACACTGACGAAAGAAGAGATTCTTGCAGCGTTTGGTGTACCTGAGTCAATCATCGGTAACTCGTCCAACAGGACATTCTCAAATGCTATGGAAGAGGGCAAGGTTTTCTGGATGGAAACAATGACTCCCCACCTTGCTATGATTGCTCGTGGTTTTGATGCAATTGATCCACAGCATTACATTGACTTTGACGTATCAAACGTACCAATCCTAGTGTTAGCCAAGCAGGAACGTGAGCGCCATTACCTGTCTGAATTCCAGATGGGACTGATTAGTGCTAATGAATATCGTGAAGGTGCTGGCCGTAAGAAAGTTGTTTCAGACATTGCTGATTCGCTGCTTTCTAATCCAAACCAGACACCCATTGCCAATACTGAAAAGCCCATGGAAGATCCTAATGCCCCTCAAGGAGAAGGCGGTGTTGTTCAGCAGGGTGTACCTCTTGACGTACAGGCAGCACAAGCCACACAGCAACAGGTTACCGAGTTTAGCCCAGAAGAAGGTGCGTTTGTTGAGGCTGGAACGGTTATGGGAACTGATCGAATTGAAGCAACTGCCGCTGAAGTTCCAAGCGAACTAGAAGGTGCTGAGGTTGATCAGGAGGGTGAGAAGAGCCTCCCTTTTCAAAAGGCTTAAGTCAGTTTGAGACTTGGGAAGAAAAGGCACTCTATCGGGTAGACACTTTAGAGGAAGAGTTCTCTAAAGTAGTCGATTCGGTAATTGATAACCAAGAAGAAGCCATTCTGACTGAGTTGAACTCAGACGCAACAAAAGCGCTTCTTGGATTGGGCAAAGATGCCGACTTTTCCTCAGTA